TGTTAAGTTGAACGCTTGTGTTGTTGTTATTAAGATCACAATACGGCAATTATTGCAGCATGTCAACAAGAAAATGCAAAAAAATGAAAAAAAAATAGGAAAAAAGAAAGGGCTTGATTTTGTGGGTTTTTGTTGTCATATATGAACAAAAGGGAGGATTTTATGGATAAAGATGATAAAAAGCCAAAGAAAAAGGCAGGACGTCCTAAAGGCTCAAAGGCTTTGACGCCGAAACAAGAGAAGTTTGTCAGAAACGTTGTTGCAGGGGTTCCACAAGTCGATGCTTATCGTGATGCTTACGATGTGAAGACAGATAATAAAAACTCACATCGAAGACGTGCTCATGAAGTTGCGCGTGGTAGCAATGTTTCGGCTATGATAGAAGAGCTAAAGGCAAGAGCTGAAAGAAACGTTGTGTGGACTCGCCAGATGGCCGTAGAGGCACTGTTAGAGGCAGCCGATATAGCTAGGTGCCAAAAACACTCACAAGGCATGACAGGGGCCTTAAAAGAGCTAAACGCGATGTATGGGTTCAATGAGGCTGTCAAGTTAAACATAGGTGGTCAAGGCGATAATCCTATATTGCTACAGAAAATAGAACGCATCATTGTCCATGACGACTCTGAAGATTAATACGCCTAAGTGGGCATTGCCGTTGCTAAAGCCAGCGCGTTACAAGGGGGCGCATGGTGGCAGGGGAAGTGGTAAATCACACTTCTTTGGGGAGATGCTTCTAGAGGAGCATCTTATGAATCCAGACACGTGCAGCGTTTGCGTTAGGGAGATTCAGCAGTCCTTAGATAAATCAGTGAAGCGTGACCTTGAAATTAAGATAGAGGAAATGGGCATTGCAGACCATTTTATCATCCAGCATAATGTAATTAAAAATAAATATGGCAAAGGCGAGATTGTTTTTCAGGGAATGCAAAGCCAGACGGCTGATAATATCAAGTCTTTGGCTGGGTTTGATCGCGCATGGGTGGAAGAGGCGCAATCGTTATCCCATCGAAGTTTAGAGTTGTTGCGGCCGACAATCCGAAAACCAGGATCAGAGTTGTGGTTTACGTGGAATCCAAACTTTAAAACGGATGCCGTGGATGCATTGTTAAGGTGTGAGAATCCTCCGCCTGATTCCATTGTGGTGCAGGTTAATTATATGGACAACCCATGGTTTCCACAGGTTTTGCGGGATGAAATGGAATACGACAGATCACGAAGCGTGGATAAGTACCGCCATGTATGGTTGGGCGGATACATTGAGCTAAGTGAGACAAGGGTCTTTAAGGATTGGACCATACAATCTTTTGAAACGGATCCGGATGCTGTGTTTCAGTTTGGTTGTGATTGGGGGTTTAGCACCGATCCCACGGTCCTGATCCGCTGTTACCTGAAAGAACGGACTTTATATATAGATCAAGAGTTGTATTTAAGTCATTGTGATACAATAGACTTGCCAAGAATGTTTCTTAGCATACCAGATAGCCAGCGATATGTGATTGTTGCGGATTGTTCAAGGCCTGAGACAATAAGTCACATGAGGAATCACGGATACCCTAAGATGATGCCTAGTTTGAAAGGAGCGAACAGTGTTGAGGAGGGAATCAATTTCCTTAAAGGTTACAACATTGTTGTTCATCCAAGATGCCCTGAGATAGCTAAAGAGCTTGCTTTTTATAGTTATGCAACGGATAAGGATAGTGGCAAGGTATTGCCTGATATAGCAAAACACCAAGAAGACCATGGTATTGATGCGCTTCGATATGCATGTGAAGGCTTTGGAAAAGTGGCATCACGTCGGATGCAATATGCAGCCCCTAGCAGAAGGATGATGGTTTAATGGCTAAGTTAAAAGATGATGATGTGATTGGTATTGTGCAGTCCTATTGGGGTGACATTGGGCAGTATAACACCGAATTGACTAGAGAGAGGACGTTAGGCCTTAAGTATTACAACCGTGATTTATTTGGCGGTGAGAAAGAGGGATGGAGTGAGTTTGTATCCTCTGACGTCTTTGATGCTGTGGAGTGGACGTTAGCAGAATGTATGGATATATACTTTAGCACGTCACCCATTGGATCGTTTGTGGCTGAGAACATGAACGATATACAGGCGGCGGAGCAAGAAACCAAGATGGTGAAAACCATTATTGAAGAGCAGAACAATGGGTTCTTGTTGTTCTATACGTGGCTAAAAGATGCTTTGATTCAAAAGAATGGGATTGTCAAAGTTTATTGGGACGATGTCGTCAACAAAGAGCGCGAAACGTACAAGATGCAATCGTTTCAGGCGTTCACCTCCTTGGTGAATGATAAAGACGTAGAGGTTAAGGCGGTCACGGCGTTTCTTGGTGAGCAAGAGTTATCTATGGATGAAATTCAGATCATGCCGCCTGAGATGGTGATGATGGCGCGGTTTGATGTGGATTGTGTCAGAAAGAGTGATGTGTCTCAGGTTCGTATTGAGTGCATACAACCTGAAAACTTTTATGTGGATAAGACGCATTCGAGTTTGAATCTTGATGATGTTATGTTTGTAGCTGAACGTGTGTTTGCACGTCGCTCTGATTTAGTGGCGGCTGGTTATAGTTTAGAGAAGATTGAGCGTGTGCCTAAGACAACGATTTTGTTTAATTCTGAGGAAGAACGGGCGAGAGATTCTGATCGTTTAAATTCGTTTCAGAATGTTGGTGCAGGCGATAAAAGCACGTTTACGGATCGCGTTGAGATTATGGAGACATACTTTCGGGCAGATGTTAAGAACAATGGGGATATGCGGTTATATCGTGCCATTGTTGGTGGAACATTTGGTTATGGACAAACTGGGAATGGTGTGACTGTGGTGTTGGAATGTGAGGAAACGGATTCGATTCCTTACTGTGCATTGTCACCGAACATTGTGCCTCACAGGTTTTGGGGTATTTCCAAGTATGACGAGATTGGGGATATTCAGCGGTATAAGAGTACGTTGTTGCGTGGTACGTTGAACAACATGCTGCAGCACAATGCGCCTGTGACGATTGTTCCTGATACGACGGGATTGGATACAAAGATGCTGGCGGATGCTGATCCGGGGGGTGTGATTCCAGCGGCAAATACGGATGGCATATTGCCGTTAAACGTGGAGTATGTGGCGGACAAGAACATACCTATATTGGGGCTGTTGGACGAGTTAGCGGAGCGTCGCACGGGTATATCGAAGGTGACGCAAGGGTTGGACCCAGCGGCATTATCGGAGAGTACGCAGTTTGTGGGCGCGAGTATTTTGAATGCGTCTCAAAAGAAGTTAAAGAACATTGTGCGTATCTTTGCTGAAACTGGCATTAAGTCTTTGTATTTAAAGACGCATGAGTTGCTTAGGAAGTATGCTAAAGATTCTATGATCTTGCGTGATTCGGGTAAGTATTACGAGGTTGATCCTAGGGAGTGGAGAAAGCGGAAGTCTTTTGACATTACGGTGGGCACGGGTCGGACGGACAAAGAGGCGAAGGTTTTGGCGTTGCAGGGTGTTTTATCGTTGCAGCAAAACATAGCGGCGCAGGGGTTGATGAACAATCCTCTGTTAACGCCTCAGCATTTGTACAGGACAATGTCGGAGTTGGTGACGTTGTCTGGTTTGGGTGATGTAGAAAAGTATTTTGCAAATCCTGATGAGTTTCAGCCTGCGCCACCGCCGCCTGAGCCTATGGATAAGGCGATGGACATTGAAGAGGGAAGAGTGGCGGCGGATGCGGCTTATAAGGCAGGATCGTTACAGGTTGAAGTCATGAAAACCCAAATCTCTCTTCAGAAGCTGAAGCTTGAGAAAGCTAAGTTATTGGTGGAGCAGGGAAAACAGGTTGCGCAGGAAGAGGCAAATCGTGCATTGATGATGGCAGAGCCGCCAGAGCAAGAGGAAGAAAAAAGTGAGGATTCTGAAAAAGAAAGCAATATGGAAAAGCAGATGGCATCTGTAAGTGAGGCTATTTCAAAGATTGGGGATGCTATTAAGGAGTTTTCGACTGCAAGTACGCAAAACACACAGAGTGCTTTATCTATGATACAGAAGCCAAAGCGCATTGTCCGTGAGAATGGTCGCGTTACGCGCATTGAAACAGAGTAGCCTTTTAAAATGTGGTCAAATCAGTATTGGGCAAAAACATACTGGGCAGGAAACTACTGGACACCGTCCATTACATCACCAAGCGTGCCTTCTATTGGTGGCGGCACATTGGAAGTCAGAAGAAAAAGACGATGGGAAAAAGAAAAAGAGGTTCTTAAATTTAATCTTCGCAAAATAGAAGATCAAGAGTTACAAAGCATTGGACAAAAAATCATTGCTTTTGAGCAGCCAAAGGTTAAAAAGGTTGTCAGAAAACTTATTGATTATTCTCAAAACATTGAAAAGTTTAAAGTTTTAGACTTAGAGATTAAGCGGCTAGAGAAAGCATTAAAAACGCAGCAAATCCTTGAGGCTAAAGAAAGGCAAAAGCAAAAGGAATTACAGGATGCTTTGATGGCACTTAAAGCTCTTTTAAAAGAAGATATGGAAATTATTGACATTTATTTGGAAATAGAACAAAAAGAAACAATGGCACTACTAAGTGCTATGAGAGTTATACTTTAGAAACGGATTGTATGGATTACGTTGCACTGTCAGATAAGGCTATGAAGGCAAGGGAATTGTTAGATTGCCCTGTGTTTAAGTCTATCCTTACGGATGCGCGGATGTCTCTTGTGGATCAGATGATGTCATCAAAGCCCGAAGAAACCGTCCTTAGAGAATCTTTTTATGCAAGAATCAAAGGCCTTGAATCAATTAACTTGATTCTTCAGGGAATTATTAATAAACATAACTTAAGCAAAGGCTAACATTATGTCCACAGATGCTTTTATTGAAGCTTACGAAAAAGTAAAGAGTGCAGAAGCTGCGGCTGTTGAGCCGGAAAAGGTTGTTGAGCCAGCAACCGAAGGGGTTTCTGCGGAAGAAAACAAAGAGCAAGACGTGGCTGCGGAATCTTCTGAAGCCACTGAAGAGGTTGTGGTTGAGGATTCTAGTCCTGATGATTTGATAGAGTTTCAGGTTGGTGAAGAAACGAAGAAGGTGCCCTTGTCTGAGTTGGTGGCATCTTATTCTGAGAAGCAGCAGCCTAAGGATGTTGGGTTGCCGCAGGATGTTTTGGACATGAAGCAGCAGCTAATTGAAAAGCTGGATGTGATGGAAAAAATCCTTTCTGATAATTCAGATGTTGGTGCGAGCCTTTCACAAATCAATGCGTTAATTCAGCAGGCGGCAGCGGAAGAAGATTGGACAGAGGTTGCCAAGTTGCAATATCAAAAGCAATCCATTGAAGACCAAGCCAAGGCACGGGGCGAAGCGTTGCGTAAAATCCGAGAGGAAAAGCAGCAAGAGTCGAATCAATACAACGAGGCTTTTTTCAGAGAGCAACATAAAATTTTAGAAAAACGCGCACCTGATTTGTTGAAAGATAATGGTTTACAAAAGGTTGCTGAGTTTGTATCCAAAACTTATGATGTTCCTCAAAACATTGTGGCAGAGATAATGGATGCTCGGTTTTTTGTGATGGCTAAAGATGCAATGTCATACAATGACATGAAAATGAAATCCTCGGAGGTTTTGAAACCTGTGAAAGAGGCACCTAAGGTGATAAAGCGTTCTGTTGGCAAGGTGACGGTTACGGACAGCGATATTAAGCAATCCAACATTCGCACGTTGCGGGCTAATATACGAAATGCGTCCAGCCAAGCAGAAAAGAACAACAATCTGGCGGGATTGTGGCTCGAAATGAAAAAATAAACTTTTAAAAGAAAGACAATCCAATGGCAATTACAGCAAATACAGTCGATTCCTATGTGGGTGCGGCTTCTAACCGAGAAGTTCTTATTGATGCTATTTATAACGTCAATATGATGCAATGTCCGTTTTTGACGGAGATTTGCAAAAGGACAACCACATCGGGAACAACCCATCAATGGCAAACAGTGACGCTTGGTTCCCCTGGGCCAAACGCTGCTATTGAAGGTGACGTTGCAGGTTCGTTACAAAACACTGTTTCTTTGCGTCCTAAAAACGTGACACAGATTTCCAGAATTTTCTTTGGTGTTTCTGGAACACAAGAAGTTGTCAGCAAGGCGGGAAATAAAAGTGAAGTTGCGAAACAAATGTCCTACGGATACCAAAGGCTTTTGCGCGACATGGAGTTTATTTTATCGCAAAATCAGGCTCCTGTTGATCCGGGTGCCACCAACACGGCAAGACAGCTTCGTCCTTTGGAAGGTTGGTATTCTACCAATGTGTCTCGTGGTGCTTCTGGTGCCAACGGGACGGCTTCGGCGGCAGCAACGGATGGAACGCAGCGTCCTTTTACAAGAACTTTGTTTGAGACCGTTCAGCAATCCATTTTTAACAATGCTGGCGCTGGTACCAAAACGGTTATGATGTCACCTGCTCAAAAGTTGGTGTTTGAGACTTTTGATTGGTATGCAACGGTTAAGCGTCAGGACACATCGGACGGGCGTTTAACGGCGGCACTTGAGATCATTGCAACCTCTTTTGGTGAAGTAAAGGTTGTTTTAAATGCGTTTTCTCGGTCGCGGACGGTTCACATTTTGGATAACGACATGTGGGAAGTTGCTTTTTTGCGTGAATTGCAAGATGAGGATTTGGGCAAAGATGGTGACAGTAATAAATACATGATTCTTGCAGAGTACACTTTGCAGGCCAGTAACGAGCGTGCCTCTGGCGTTATTGCAGACTTAAACTAAACACAAACGAAAGGTTCTTTTTATGGATAAGAAATCAATGAATCCTCCTGTTAAAGGTAATGTTGCACCTGTAACTACAGCAAGAAAGCGCGGTCAAGAAAGTATGTTTGCTAACAGCAAACCTAAACCGATGATTGACCCTAAGTTCAAAAAGAAGTGATGGAGAGGGGGGGAGGGTCTTCCCTCCCCTTTTTTTATATGGCAGAGATTATTCAAAGACAGGTTTTAAACGGCATCAAAACAGATTTGGTTCTGGATGGTGACGATATGCACGTTCATCGGTCTTATGTTGGCGATACGCAAAAAAAGATCAATGAATCGCGTCAGGAAGCCCGTGATGCAAGTAAACGGATTTGGCATGGAAATCAAGATGAGGTGCCCTTGTTTCGTTTGGATGAATTGGAAGTGGCTTTTATTCGCAAGCATTATGGGGATGATGTTATAAAAGACGTGCCTGAATTGATACGGATTGTTGAAAGGCATTTTCCACACACAAAAGTTTTTCATGGGAGTATGGTGTGACAATAAAACGCAGAGGGCGACGGCCTAAAATTGTTCAAAACCAAGATGGCGATCATGTTTTGGTAGAAAACAAAGAGACGTTGCAAGACACGTCAGACTCTGTTGATCCTTTTCAGGTTGATGAAAACGCCTTGCGGGACAATGATTTAGACTTTTCTTGCGTCAAAAACAAGAATGCGAGTGGCATGGATTTTTCTGGGACAGACTTTAGCGGGTATGATATTCGTGGGTTTGTGTTTAATCGGTGTAACTTCACGGGATGTGATTTTACTGGATCATGTTTGCAGGGTGTGGTTTTTAAGGATTGTATCTTAAAGGACATTGTCACGACAGATGCCGATATCAGATGGAGCAGTTTAGATGCCAGTTGCCATCAGTAGTTATTCAGAGTTGGTTGCAGCCATTCGTCGGTATTTTCCTCGCAGTGACGATATAACGGCGGATATTGATTTGGCTATAGCCTTGTTTGAAAACTATGTGGATACGTCGTTTTGGCCTCAGGAAAAGAAAAATGAAGTGTCGCTGTCGGTAACAGCGGGGTCATCTACGGTAACCTTGCCTTCGGATGTTTTGAGTGTTTATGATGCCACAATTTCTGGCAATCAGACGCTGCGGTCTGGGTCCTTAAAAGACATTCGGGAAGCGAGAATGACGGGATACTCTGGTAAACCAGAGGTTTATGCGGAAAAAATCACGCATAGCAACGCCTCAAATACGGATGTTATAACAAGCGCGTTAGAATTTTATCCCACCAGCGACTCGAACTATACGATGGATGTTGTGTATTGGATGAAACTGTTGCCATTAAGCAACACACAAACAACAAATTGGTTATTGAGGCTGGACCCATCTTTATATTTGTATGGGTCGTTAGCGCATATCCCGCCGCGATTTGGTGATGAGAATAAGATGGCGACGTGGCAGGGTATGTTTGATCGTCGTTCTTCGGCATGGTTTAGCCGTGAGACTGTAAGAAAGACAGTAAGTGAGCGTGTATTTAGGCGTCCAGCAGGTCTTATATGACGTTTACGGATATGATTCCTTTTGGCCCATGGCGGCCTGATATGGGGTCGTATAGGAACGATGGCAATCTTGTCATGGCTAAGAATGTGTTGATTCAAGGTACGGATTATGTGCCTTTTAAAACATTAAGTGAACAGACGGGTGCATTGCCCAGTGATGTGATTGGGGCGGCTCGATTTCAAACGCCTCGTGGTTTGCAGTATATTTTTGCTGGAACGAAGACAAATCTTTATCTGCTAACGGGATCAAATACATGGTCTGACGTGAGCGGAACAACGTACAATTCTGCGGCGATAGATTGGCGGTTTGATCTTTATGATGAAGTGGTTTTGGCGACAAACTTTGAGAATGTCCTTCAGCGATATGACACGACTGTAGGGGGGACGTTTGGGAATTTAGCGGGCAGTCCACCTCGGTGTCGGGATATTGCGGTATCCAATTCATTTTTGCTTGCCTTTAACCTTGTAGACGGTGGAACGGATCGTTACACCCGCCTGAGATGGTCAGCACAAGGCCTCATAACGGACTGGACTACCTCAGGGCTAGGGGCGGGCTTTAATGATGTTAGAGAGGACGTAGGAGGCACTGGGCAGCGTGTGATGGCCCTTAATGACTATGCGGTGTTGTTCTTTACGGATTCTATTTATCGGGTGGAATACATTGCCCAGCCGGCATCGTTTGGATTGCGGCCTTTGCCAAGGGGTCGTGGGACGTTAGCCCCCAATTCTCTTGTGAGGGATGGAAGTGTTATTTATTATTATGGAACAGATGGGTTTTATGCCTTTGACGGGACAAATTCTGTACCTATCGGGGAAAACAAGATTGATCGGTATTTTTATGATATTGTGGATTTTGGAAAGTTAAGAAGCATTCAGGGTGCCCGTGATCCTGTGACTAAGAATATCTTATGGAGTTTTGTGTCTATCAATTCTCCCAATGGGTATCCTGATATGATGATGTCTTATAACACGTCATTGCAGGAATGGACGGTCATTCAGTATCCTGTGCGGTTTTTGTTATCGTCGTACACGACAGCCCAAACGCTGGAGACGTTAGAGACGCTTTACGGGTCTATTGATAACATTCCTGGGTCTTTGGATGATCCGATTTATGCGGGGGGTTTGCGTGTGTTTGGTGGGTTTTCGTCAAACAACAAGTATGGGGCGTTTAGTGGTGCATCTTTGGAAGGTGAATTGCACACAGAGGATTTCCGGTTAAATAAGAATGGTCGGGCGCATTTAAGTGGCCTTCATGTGGTTACGGATGCAACGGTTATGGTGGCAACAAATCACAGAAACCTGCAGACAGAGATGCCAACGCAAACGTCGTTTGGTGCCATTAACACAATAACGGAAAACGTAAACTTTGATGTAATTGCGCGGTATATGCAGTTTGTCATTAAGTTATCGGGCACGTGGACACGGGCCAAGGGGTTTATGGTTGAGTTTAGACCTACGGGGAATGAATAATGGCCGTTAATACCTATGAACGTGTGCCCAAGGTTTACAATCCTGATGACATTGATCTGGTTAAAATGACGCGCATCTGGGATGGGATGATGGAGGGTCGCTTGAATGTAACGGGTGAGTTTACCGTTGCGCCGCATACCACGTCCACAACGGTTACAGATGCAAGAATGAGAGCAAATGCGTTAGTGTTTTGGGTTCCATTGACGGCACATGCAGCAGGACATACTGTAGATATGTACCTTGCGAGCAGGAATAATGGGTCTTTTGTTTTGACCCACGCATCAAAAAACCATACAGACATGAATTATGGATACATCATTATTGGGTAGTTATGGATGATTTTAAGATAAGACTAGCCGATGTAGAAGATTTTCCTTTGGTGGAAAGGCTTTGTTATCAGTTTTTTTCTGAGACCATGTATAAAGTGCTTGATTACAGTCAAGAAAATACACTAGAGATGATAAGGGACTGGCAATATATCCTTTTGATTGAAACAGGGGATGGTGTGCCAGTTGGGTTTTGTTCTCTCAATGTTTGTCATACGTATTATGTGCAGAAGGAAGGCGATGTGGACAAGTTTTACATTGTTCCTGAGTTTCGGGGCACGGTTGCATCCAGAATGTTAGCGGGTTCTGTTGTGAAGTTAGCTAAGGCTTTAGATGCAAAAATTGTGTATGCTTTATGTGGTTCTGGTATAAGTGAAAAAACAGATAGATTGTTTCATAACTTATGGGCAAAATTTGGCTTTAAAAAACTTGGCGTTTTAATGATGGGGTGATGTATGGGTGGTATTTTTAAAGGCAAAAAAGGGGTTAGCACCGCAACCACGACAACTTCCGCTCCTGCGTATTTAAATCCTCAGTTAGAGTTTTCGGCTGGGGAGGCGAGAAGGCTATACGATCAAGGGCCTCAGCAATTTTTCCCTGGTCAAACGTATGTAAGTTATTCGGACCCAACGCGCCAGGGCATTGATCTTTTGGGTCAGGCTGTTTCCCCTGAGGAAGAGGCGGCGACACGGGCACTGTACAATCAGGCTCAAGGTGGGTTATCGTCTACATCGAGAGCGGCTCAGGATCAGTTGCAGAGGACGTTGCAAGGCGATTATTTGGGCATTACGCCTGAATTGCAGAATTACATGGACGTGATTGCAAGGCGTTCTGAGCAATCTTATAACGAAAATGTGTTGCCGTCATTGAGGGCGGGTTATGGGCGTTCTGGGGCTTTTGGGGGATCGGATTTTCAGCAGGGTTTAGCGACATCGGGGCGGGATTTTTCGCGTGAACTTGCGGACAATCTTTCTGGTGTTGCGTTAAAAAATTATCAACAAGAGCGAGTAAATCAGCAAAATGCTTTAGGTCTTGCACCGACGTATGAGGAGTTGGCGTATAGTCCTGCTTTAATGGCGCAAAATGCGGGTTCAGCGTTGTCTGGCATTACGCAAAGACGAGCGCAGGGTCTTTTGTCTCAGGGACAGATGCTGGAAGAAGAAAAGCGTATGGCCCTTCAAGATCAGATGGATCGGTTTAATTTTGAACAAAATAAGGAACAAAATCGTTTATCGCAATTTAACCAAAATTTACAAACTGCGTATATTCCTGGTACGAATGTTACGTCAACGGCCACGCCCTATAAAAAAGGCAGTACTTTTGGCAAGTTAATGGGAGGTGCTTTGACATTGGGAGGTGCTTTTATGGGTGGTTCTGCGGGTGCTCAAGGTGGGCAACAATTAGGCAGTGTGTTTGGTGGTGAGGACAGTACGGCGCAACAAGCGTATTCACCAGGTGGTTTGGTCAATTATAACTATACGCAACCTCAAACATCTTCTGGCAGTTTGTGGGGTTCGTTATTTGGTGGTGGTGGTCAAAAGGCTCCAACGTCTATGGGTGGCTGGTATGGTTCAAGAGGATTTTTGGGGTAGATTATGGCAATGATTCCTTCTTATCAGGATATGTTGGCACAGGCGTTGCAGCAGCAGCCCCAACAGCAGCAATCCATGGGTCAATCTCAGCAAAGCAAATCCATTTTTAACAATCCTGCTTTTGGCAATTCGTTGATGAAAATGGGATTAACCATGCTAACGGATAGCGAGCAAGGCTATAGTCTTGGGGAAAGCATAGGCCGTGGTGGCCTTGCTTTTATGGATGAAAGACGAAAGCAAGAGGAATTGCAAAGGGAAGAGCAAAAGCAAAATGCTATTTTAGCACGTCAGCAGCTTCAAGATAATTTACAAAGACTGAACCTTCAACGCGAGGCCATGACATATGATACGGCGGCTCAAGCAGCGCAGAATTTGCCAGAACAATATCGTTTATCGGCGACTGTGGACCCTTTAGGCACTATTAAACAGCAGATGACCGATAGAATCAATGCGCAGGATGCCGAACGTAAATTTGCCCAACAAGTTCAGTTGCAGAATATGCAATACGGCAATCAGAGGGCTTTGGAAGAATATAAAGCCCGTCAGGGTGGTGGTATGGGGGATATGCCAGCAGCCGTTAAAGAGTGGCTGGTTTATCAAAACATGACTCCAGAGCAAAAAGAAGCTTATATAAATATGAAACGTTCTAGTCCTTCGGACATGTATGAAAATGCTTATGCTAGATCTATGGGTACAGAACAAGGTAAATTGCAACTGGATGCTCCTACCATTGAGTTAAACTCTAATTACTTACTAGACACCATTCAAAGACTTGAAAATTCAGAAGGGTTTGATGCAATTTTTGGTGCACCTTCTCTTGGAAAGGCTTTACAGGGTGGAACGGGTGCTGGTCCGTCTCTTCCATGGGGGCCTGCTGCAAATGCAAAAAACCTTCGAGATCAAATTGAAAATCAATCTTTTCTTGAAATGTATGATCGTCTGCGTGGAGCAGGTAACATTGCGACTGTTGAGGGTGAGAGAGGATCGCAGGCTTTTATAAACCTAAAATCTGCCCAAGATCCTAAACAGGCAAGAGAAAGTTTAAAAATTATTAAAGATGTTATTAAAAAAGGCCAAGAAAATCTAAAGAAAAAACTTAATACACAACCTCAACTTCCTGGGTCATCACCTCAATGGAGTATGCCTCCTGTAATTGGGGGCCAGTGATGCCTAAGTTTCAAGTAAAGGGCCCTGATGGTCAGTTTTATGAGATCAATGGTCCAGAGGGTGCAACCCAGCAGCAAGCGGAAGAGTATTTCCGTCAAAATTATAAGCCATCTTATTATGAACCATCCCAACAGATGCCACAGCAGCCTGTTGGCCTTGCTGAAGAAATGCAAAAGCCTGCTTATCAAGAACAGGGTCGGCTGGCTGCGGGCATGAGAAGTTTTGTTAATGAAGCAACACTTGGCCTTGGAAGAGATGCCATTGCGGCGTTTAGAGCGGCACCTGCGTTGTTTACGGAAGGCAAAGATTTTTTACCAGAATACGAACGGCAAGCTGCTTTTGAAAAGGCACAGTTGGCAGGTGGTGAAAAAGAGTATGGAACCACAACCGCTTTGTCTGGTTTGGCTGGTGGTGTTGCTACATCCATAGCAGCAACACCTGCTCGTGTGGCTGGATGGATTAACAAGAGTGCGCCGTTTTTGGAACGTGCAGCAAAGTATGCTCTGGTAAGTGCGCCCGTGGAAGCCTTTAGAGCCACACAGAACTTGCAGGAAGGTGAAACGGTGCCACAAGCTGCCCAGCGTGGCCTTGAGACGGCTGCTATTGCTGGTCCTCTTGGTGCCACATTAGAAAAGGGTGTGGGTGCCGTTACAAATGTAGGCAGGGCCCTTGTAGGTGGTGCCAAGAAAGGCCCCATCACAGAGGCAGAAAAGGTCATACAGGCAGGCAAAGAAGCCAACATACCCATTAGGACCACAAGTGTGTTTCCCCCTCAATCTTGGGCTGGAAAAAAACTTGAAGCGGCATCTGATATTGTTCCTCTTGTTGGTACGGGTGGCGGTTTGGTTAAAACACAAGAAGCCAGACAAAAAACAGCGGAAGATTTTGTGCGTCAATATGTTCCTGAAGCAGAATCCAATTCTGCTTGGTTACAAGATATAACCACACAGGTTAAAGACAAACACGGCAAAATGATAGAAAAGTTTGATAACCTTAAAAACCGTGTTTTGCAAAGACCAAAATACAATACAGCAGAAGAGTTAATTGGTAATTCCAAGACAATTTCTAACAAAGTGTATAAATATCAAAAAGATATTGTAGATTTAGAAAATGAATTGAATGCCACGCCTTCAACAACTGTGGACGGTGTTCCAATAGATGTTGCAAAGAAAAATCGTATTTCAAATGAAATCTCGAAAAAAAAAGCAAATCTTCAAAAATTACAAAACCAGATGGATACAATCGCTGGTCAAGAAATATCTATTCCCACACCAAAATTGACAGAGGCCATTGATAAAAAGTTAGCTGAAATACAGCCTAATTATGAAACAGAAATGAAAAGAGGTCCTGGTCAATTTTCTAAAATGAGAGAAGAACTTCTCGGAATGCGAGCGCAAGCGGCAGAAAACAAAGGGCTGAATGCTTTAGAAAATGTCAGGGATACATACAGTAAAAAGTTTGTGGCCAACGATCCAGGTGCGCTTGATTTTGAAAACCTATTTTATCCTTCCTTAAAAGAGGATATGGGAAACTTTTTAAAATCCAAAAGTCCTGCGGATTATAAAAAATGGCAAATTGGCAATCAAGAATTGCAAACCCTTGGCAAAGAGGTCAAAAAAACGTCTTTATCCAGCATTATGAATAAAGGAGACATTGTCCCTGAATCTGCTAAAAATATCTTATTAAGTAAAAATGCAAGTGAAGTAGAAATTCTTGCTAAGTATCTTGATAATAAAGGAAAGCAGAGTGCAAAAAGTGTTATTGTGGAAGACATGATGGCGCGTTCAAAACTCAAAGGTGAAGAGAGCATTGATCCTGATAAATTTCTTGAGTCTTTGTCCCAAAGGCAAAATCAGATCAAAACATTTTTTTCTAAGCAAGAACAGGATGCCATTGAAGGGTTAAAACGTGCATTGCAGGCGACAAAACGTTCTGGGAAATATGCAAAGTCAACGCCATTGCAAATGGGTGTTGGAACACTTGGTGCAGCAGGTTTTGGTAGTCTTTTACCAGGTCTAACACAGTCTTTAATGGGTGTGGCAGGTGCAGTGGCAGTGGGTGGTCGTATTTATCAAAGCAAAGCAATGCGCGATACGTTGGTAGCTCTTGGCAGGGTAAAACAGAACTCAACGGCTGAACAGCGTTTGATTGATAAACTTATCAGTTTACAAGCGGGTCAGGCAACGGCTAGAGAAATCACAGGAGAGTAAATAATGCCGATTAAGGATTACAGCACAACAGCGGCCAACAACACTCTAACGCCTCCTAACGGGGCACCAGAGGGCATGGCGGCGGGTTTGGTGAACAATACCATGCGTCAACTGATGGCAGACACACGTTCGTTTTACGAAAGCGGTGGATGGTGTGATTTAGGCCACGTTCCTACCTACGTTAGTGCCACATCGTTCACGATTCCTACGGACGTGACGGCATTTTATGGTGTGGGTCGTCGTATCCGCATGTATGGTGCAATTATGGGCACGTTTTACGGGTATGTGGCTTCTAGTGCGTATTCTTCTCCCAATACGACGGTGACGGTTGTTTTGGATAGTGGGACTTTGACAAGCAATCTATCGCGGGTTGAGATTAATTTTTTAGATCAATTTGCAATGAATATTAGAGATGGGGCTGTTACTAATACAAAACTGGCTGATGGTTCTGTGACGCCATCAAAATTATCTACAAATGGTCCTTATTGGGATTCTTCTGGAAGCGTGGGAATAGGTACAACATCGCCAAGTGCAAAATTAGATGTCCGTGGATTCAGTGAATTTGGGAGATACGGCGGGGTTTCACAAGGTGTGCGTATTGGAAATAATAACGATTCTGCTATTTCTCAAACAGCCTCGTTTATTGATTTTTCAAACAATTTATCCACAGTAGATAGTAGCTTCATTAGTGTTCATCAAACCAATGGCGGTTCCAGATTTGAATTTTATACAACACCTAGTGGTTCTCGATCTATGGATCGTCGTGTTTTAAGAATGGCGATAACTGATGATGGCTCTAAAAGAAGTGCTATACCTGTTGTTTCAACGTTACTTTATCCAGAATACGCTTGTCGAGCATGGGTTAATTTTAACGGGACAGGCACAGTAACAATTCGTTCTAGCGGCAATGTGTCTAGTGTTACGGATTTTGGTACTGGAAGTTATGGAATTAATTTATCAGAAGCCATGCCTGATATAAATTATAGTATTAGTTTAAGCGTAGGCAGGGGTACAGGTGATTTACTGTCAAATTGTATTAATGTTACAGACGGGACTGTAACAACGTCGGCATTTAGTGTTGTGCTTAGAAGCACTAATGCAACACTTGAAGATAAAGGTCTGGTTTATGCAGCAATTTTTAGATAGGAGACATTAATGAACCAATGCATTATTTATAAAAAAGACGAAGGTGGTATTGCTGTGATTTATCCAACAGAAGAAGCTTTGTCTGTTTATGGAATACAAGCGATTGCTCTAAAAGATGTTCCTGAAGGGAAATCTTTTAAAATAATCGATATTCAAGATTTGCCCGATCGTAGTACAAGAAATTATTGGGATGTCGATGTTAATCTTTTAACAGATGGAATTGGTGCTGAAAGCAATAATTTTCCTGAAAATGGTGGTTTATGACAATTATCACAATTAATAATAGCCTTTACAAGCCTCCTATTTCAACCATCACAGCCACGCAGATGCTAATTGTGTTGCAGGCCATGGGCTTTATAACGGAGGCAGAGGCCACGGATAGAACGATATTTCCAACGGCGTTTAGTGCTTTGCTTAGTGGCACGGCGGCAGAGAATGCGGCCATTAAAATACGTTGGGCAAATTTGACGACTGTGGAAAGAAACGATCCTCTTGTTTCGGCATTCGGGTCTTTGCTTTCGCTAACAAGTGAACAGATTGATGGCATGTTTATTCAAGCAGCCACAATATGAGTTTATTGTCCCTTATCCTTGAGACATTAAAAACACCAGACGATCAAAAACTTGATTGGTATGGCTGGGTGACTAACCAGACAGGGCATTTTACCATAGGTGTTCTTATCACTTGTATTGCCATACAAGTATTGCCTTTGTATTTCAGTATTCTTCCTGCTGTTGTTTTTGCTGGATTAAAAGAAAGCGCGGATTTGCTGCGTGGTGGTGCGTTTAAAGATTCTTTTGTGGACTGGACATTTCAGTGTGTTGGGGCTTTTTTTTGTATTGTGTTATCAATCAAAAACTTTGATCTTGTAAATCTTTCTGTAGGTTTTATTATTCTTTCGTTGGCTTTTGGTTTGATACCAAGAGTTAAAAAATTATTTACCACTAGCCGTTAATAGGTTTTCATGGCCAATCAGACTATCACAACGGGAACGCCTGCATCGCCGATCAATTATGATGACGCGTTGATCTCGGGTTTGCTGGATGGTGAGAGCATCACAATCAATGGTGGTGCATTAAAAATTGATGCTGACACGCAAATTAACCAGCAGGCGGCGGCTTTCGGTATCGTCACGCTATCCTCGACGCTGGGCGGGTCGGTGCTGATTGACGGCACCAAGGTTTGGGAAGTGCCCTTCGCTTCGTCTTCCGGCAACGTGCCGACACAGGCGGCGCTTGGCAGCAATGGCGTTACAGGCGGCACCAGCGGCGCGACAGGCGAGTTGACCCGTGTATGGGCCAGCGGATCGTTTGACCCCGCCACGGCGGGCGGTGCCATGCCTGCTTCGGGCTACATCAAGCTGCGGTCAAAGACCGGGAATTTTCAGGCAGGCGAGACAATCACTTTGCCGGGTGGTGCTACGATTGTTGCGACGAATGCAGGCAAACGCGGCGCTATTCAGGTGGTCGCGCGAACCGTAGGCACCACAAGCGTTTCCATGGTTGTGCCTCGCTTGGCATCCTGCGTTGTCGATGGCGACTGGTACGACCTTGGAACAACGAACGGCGCGGATAACCAGACTTTCACGCTGCCGGTGCGCGAAGAATTGGGTGGCATTCAGATCGAGACTGCGCCGGGGTCGGGTGTGTATGAGTGGTATGCCAACGCAGGCGACATTTGGAACGGCCACCACACCGTCAACGAAGCCCTGACCGCCACCAATGCGACCCTGACAAGGAATGCTATTTCTGCGTTTCCTTATCCAGCGGCGGAACGCCTGCGGGAAACGGCAGCAACGGGTGTGCATAATGCGTCCTTTGCCCTGAGTGGATACAACACTGCCTTCCCATCGGGCACCTACACCTTCTCGGCCATCCTGAAGCGTGAGACGCGGCAATGGGCCGTGGTGCAGTTCGCCGCAAATGGCAGTGCCGACCGCTTCGGTGTGCTGGTGGATTTGGACGCGGGGACGCTCAGTGCAATCCCCAATGTCGGCAGCCCGACCGGCACATCATCCTCCATCACGGCTCTAGGTAACGGCTGGTATCGGGTAAACGTCACGATCAACCTCACAGGCGCGGGGCAAACCGGCCAGTGCATTATCGCGACCTCAAACTCCGCGACCCCGACCTATGTGACCGGCCTTCCGTCTTTCACGGGCAGTGCTACGGAAGGCGTTTATATCGCCCTGTCGCGGCTGGAAATGGCGACTTTCTCCTTCATCCCGACGGATGTACGCGGAAAACATTGCGGTGTGGATCCGATAGCGGGGACGGTGCAGCTTGCGCTTCGCGGGGCGAACAATGCCGGTTTCAAGCCGCCTTCGGGCTGCAAGGTCAGGATACCCAACGTATTCCTGTCCACCACTCAGCCGGTAGATAATTTCGCGCCGATGCTGACCGCGCTCAACACGCGGTATTATTTCCAATCCGGCAACCCCGGCCCCACGGTGAAGGGCGCTGTGCTGAATTGGTTTAACACTGGCAACATGGTGATTTCCGATAGCTGCACCACACAGTTTATTGGCAGCACATCAATTACCAACTGCTGCGTCGGCGTGGGCCTGATTGCCTCCGCCACTGTGGCACTTTCCTTTGCAAACGCCTTCGCCGGGGGCGCTACGGATAGCCGGTTCACGCGCCGCAGTAACGCGGGGGTTTTCTCAGCAGGGAACACTACAAATGTCGAGTTTCGTCGCTGCCGATTTGACCTGATCGCAAGATGGCAGGGCATTTCCCAGAGGGTTCCGGCCAGTGCGATTGGTAATTTTGTTACTGTGAACTTGGGGATGTCGAACTGCGTTCTGGAGGACTGCGAAGTCATTAACGGCCAGACTTCAATCGCGGCAGGAAACTCAAACATCCTAATCAAGAATTTCAAATACGCGGATGTCATGACGGGCGGCACACCAGCAATGGCGAGTCAGGCTTTCGCCGTCACCGGCACGAACATCGAAATTGACGGCTTCGCATCGCTTGGCGGACTGCCCAATGTGCACCCGTACGACCAGATCGTGAACCTAGCTGCGGGGTACTTCACTAATTTAAAAATCTCCAATATCGGCACACCGACTGCGCCGTATGATTGCGGTTCTGTTAATCCAATGGGCTATATTTTGAACGGTGGGCCGGGTTCTCGGGCGACGTTTCGGCGTATTTACACCACGAACAATCGCATCGGGCCGGTGTCGTTCACCCAAACCATGCCTCTGATTGAAATGTTCGACGTTTGGGCGACTGGATCGCAGTTTTTCGATTTGAGCGGACAGTCAATTACAAGCCGAGGCGCACGCTGGTCGAATTTCCGGCGCGGCTTTGCAAACTGCAACGGGACGCATTGGGATGATGCTTACAACTCCACCACTACAGGGCGCATCTCGGTCATGGCGAACGAGCCGACCGCCGCTTCAGCAAGTCAACTTTCTGGGACGTTTGGAACCGGCTCTGGCTACACCGGAAACGGGAGCATCGTTCTCTCGAAACTGACGGATGAAGTGGTTTGGACTTCGCCCTATCGCTTCTATGGCCACACCGCTTTCGGTGGCGGTGGATCGTGCGGCGGGACAGATGTTCAGAACCTGATCTGGGAATACAAGATCGACACGGGCGGCGGTTTTGGCGCGTCCTGGACGTTCCTTGCGAATACGGTTCGGACGCAGGGCGGCGACCCAGCAAACGGTGCTACCACAGTAACGGTGAGTACGGCCGATCTGGCCGCCCTGACCCGCCAGCCGCAGATTGGAGATTTTATCCAGCACAGCACCTTCCGGCTGCCGCAGGACACGACCATCACCAACATCGCCGGGAACGTGATTACCGTCTCCAATGCTTTCATTTCCAACCCGCTTGGCGCAAGCGGTACAATCAGCTTCTCGCCGGTCAACGTCGCGGTCAGCCCGACCAATGGCTATCTCTTGCAAATCCGGTGCCGCGCGACCTTGGCCGCAGCGGGTACGCTTACAACCGGGTTTTCGGCGGGCATCCAGACCAATGCGACGGATCAGCAAATCCAGCACCCCCTTCCCGGGTCTCTGGTCAACATCACCAATCTTGTTCCGCAATCGCGGGTCAAGGTGACGCGGGTGGACACGGGGGCCTTGCTGCAACAAGCATCTTGCGGCGCGGGTACAACCTTAAACTTCGATTTTCAATACACAGGGTCTGTTGCCATAGAGGCAAGAAATGCCAGTGGCAGCCCTGCTTACAAGCCATGGTTTACGCAAGTTTCCATTTCACCAACGGCAACGACAAACGTTGTTGCCCTTCAAGAATCCGATCAATAAAGGACTATAATTATGGCTATTCAGGACGATTTCCAAATTAGTGCCACAGGTGACATTCGTCGCCAAGCTGGGGCCAGCACAACCGTTTATTCGGTGTTGGCTTTACACGCGTGGCTTCAGGGTTTAGCGGATGATCCATCTGCTACTGGCAATGACCTTGTGGATATTTTAGCCCCTAACCCATCACGTTTGGATGGTCCTCGGGATGCTGCTGTGGCTTCACGTCTTAACCTTTTGACCAGTGGTTCCATTATATTCAATTTGGATGATACGGCGGCGCAATTTGTCAATTTTGGCTCTATTAAGCAAGACAGTGCAAACGTTCAATACTCTGGCCTAAAAACCATCGGTGGTATTGTGGCGGCATCGCCTGTGTATGTAGTGCAAAGTGGCAACAAACTGACTAAATTTTGGTCGGATGGACACATTCAGATTTTGGTCAAAGTCAAAACAGCGGGATCATTGATTGACAGCGGAAACGTGACGGCGTTTTCAAGAAAATGGGGACAATCGTATTCTCACTTTGACGTGAACCTGTCAGCGGGTGGTGAAAGCAATGCGGCTTTGTCAACGTCCCTTGATTCCAACATTGTGCTTTCTGAGGCCAGCGCGGCGGCCTTATCCAGCAAGGTCACGGTAACGTTTGGGGATACCAACCAAGATTTAGCCAACGGAAATGGATCAAAGCTCTATAAAGGCACCATTGCTTTAACCAGTTCCTGTACCCTGCAAGAGGCGTATCAGTATTTGCAATACTTAACCAGAGAAAGCAGCGCAGCCACGCTTAACAGTATCCCAGGGTGGCGATATAGGCTTTTAAACGCAGCTTACACGGAAATTCCTGCTGCCCCTTTTGGAACCTTCGCGGGGGGTACGTTCTTTGTGGCTCAAGGGTGGTGGTTGACGGGTGTTTTGCCTGCGGAGAGTACCAAGTATCAGTTGATTGCCCATGATGGCACAACGCAGGTACCGCCAACGCTTATTGGTGTTACTGTTGGAAACTTGGTGTCAGGGGATCGTGTTTTGGTGGCGCGTGATAATGGATCAGGGGCCTTATTAAAAGATGAATACACCCCCGTTGCGGCCAGCGCAGGGGCAACGTCATTGCAGGTGGTGGAAAGCATTAAAACCGATACCCCAGCCAGCGGCGTGATTCGCATTAAAAACCTTCGTTACACCTACACTGCCTTTAATGCGGGCACCAAAACCTTTACGGGTCTTTCGCCTGCTTTAGCCAGTAACATTGTCACGGCGGATGATGTGTTTGTGCCTTATATTGACAGGGCTGCAACGGGATCATCGGAAAGCGTGACGTTTATTTATGCCTCTAACTTTAATGCCCGCGTGGATGTAAGAAATGGAAGTGGCGTATCGCCGATTGTGCCTTTCTCTACCACGTTATCTGTGACCAACGCTGGAGCAAGTGTGAACGCAAGCCGAAACAGTGACGTGTAATCCATGACCTATTATGTGTCTCCGTTTACCTTTGATTTTGCCACATCAAAAATTGATGTTGACGTGGGATCGGTAAACATTGATTGCATTCTTTTGTATGATGCTATAAAAGAAGCTCAAGCCACAGAAGAGGGTATTCTTTATGAAAGAATTGGATCAGGTTCCGGACTTAATGTGCTCGGACCCGGGGTGCAAGTCGGTATCACCGTCGAACTATTGGGGTCTTGGCAACTTCAATTCCCAGCAGGAAACTACGTCGCCCGAGTCTCAGGTGGAAACCTTGTCGGAGGACCAAGCGGAGACCCCATCGCCTACACCGCCGGAGTCCAAACCCTCTTAATTCAATCCGCCGCTTCCACAATCGTAACAGAAGGTGGCTCTGTCCCCACAGCAGCGCAAAACGCGGATGCTGTTTGGAATTACACAATGGAAAACGCCATCACATCAAGTCAAATGCTCAAAGGTGTGGCAAGAACGCAACTGGCCAAAGTCAACGTCAACGAAACAACGGGTGACGTGACAATTTATAAACTGGATGGTACAACCGTATTTGCACAAGCATCAACGTCTCCCACAGGGGATAGAAATGCCCCAACCGTAGACTGGAATTAAAGGAGTTTTTATGAAAAAGAAAAAAGGAAAAAGCGGCGGCAAAGGCTGTTAATTATGCCTTTGATCGCAATGCCGAAAGCTTATCAAATGTTCTTAGCCCCATGTAAATGTAGGGCAGCATCATAAGCCCATCAAATACCTTTTCGTTGGGGCTGGGCATAAGAATAACATAGGCGATGCTTCCTAATAGTCCTAGCCACGCCATACCAGGGCGGGTAGAGCGCACAAAAATATCATCTGCTTTGTCCCCTGCTCTAATGGTGTCTTGCGTTTCCTTTTGCTCTAGTTGGGCATCCTGTAGCCGGATGCGTTCCATTTCCAGCAGGTGAGAGCGAATAGAGGCTTCATTCTCATAAGCCATCTTTTTAAGCCGTTCTAGAGCCTGTGGATCGTTTTGCAGGACGGATAGTGCTTGGTCAGGCGTTGCATAGTGTGTTGCCCCTGAAACCAGCTTTACGCCAGCCTCTACAGCATTTCCAAGGTTTCCAGTTAAAAGTGAACCGACAAGGTTTGCGCCTTCCGTGCCGTTTCTGCTTAGCCATGCGCCTACGTCCTTCCATGTACTCATAGTTTCATGCCTTTCCCGTATTCCCTTAACCCTGAAAACTCTCTCATTTTATCAATATGTCTGTATTGTTCAATACGGATATGTTCAGCGAGATCATCCGCAAAATCTATAATCTCTTCGAGACTTTCCCTTTTTTCCTGATCCACGTCATCTACGTTTCTCTGCATAGTACGAGCAATCTCAAGCAAAAAATCATGCGTATTGTTTAATTTATCAATCAATGCCACGCATAACCAGTGCGCGTTTGTTTCCCCTTTGAGGTTTTCAAACACATTTTGGTAAATGGTTAGGTTTTTCATAATAACTCTTTCCATCCTTCATTGCCTAAAAACATCAAAGATTCCGCCTGTCTGCGTCTGCGAAGGCCGTTAGAAGGTTGACCCTTGATATAAATCCATCGTTTAAATTCTGCGGATGCTTCTTGTATTCTGCCTTCGTTCAACAGGCGGCGTATGGTTGAACTAGAAACTTTCCCTCTCCCAAGGTTGAAAACAAAAGAAACCATAGCATCAAACTGGTTTTGGTTTAGGGGAAAATGGACCAAATCGTGGATGTGGTTTTCTGCTTTTTTTTTATCTACCAAAAAAAGTGCGTCTGCCTCTTCTTGGGTAAGACCATTTTTAAAACGCTCTGTTTCCTCTGGCCATATTCTGTGCCCCCATCCGATAGTGGGATACTTTGCCCCATCATCGTATGCTCTTAATCGGCAACCTTCAAAAGCATGGATCAATCGGATTCCGTCCTGAGAAAGAGAAAGCATCATTTATCACCTTGGGTAATTAAAGAAGGGATTGCGTTTTCAACGTTGGTCAAGCGACCTTCCAGCTTTTCAAAGTCTTTTTCAGACTTTTGTTGCAAGGCTACCATTACGGCCAAGTTTTTATCAATGGCGGCTTGTGTCTGCAAAAAATACGGACCAGCCCCCGCAATGGTAGCGATAACAATACCAAGCAACGTCACAAGCAACTTGGTATTTGTGTTGCTGCTGTTATCCACAACAGGGGCCTTTAGTTTCCCCGTTGTTGCACGTGTGCAACAGTGGTGCGAACTTGATTTTGAAAGTTAGGAAAGTCATTAAGAGCAGACAGAATCAGTTGTTCGCCTTCCACTTTCGTAATTTTAGCAACAATTTCAGGGCTGCGAATAATACGAAAAGCAATAGCAGCAAGATCAAAAGAAGCCACTTTGTAAACTTCCTCAATAGCGGCCAAGTGTTGTTGGACTTCAGACATAGGGTCTTCCTTTATTTGGGGTTTTTTAGGTTTAGAGAGTGAAAAAAAGAACCTCACTTCATCTCTCCTTTGGCAGGTTTTACATCACCTTACACAGCATTTTCTTGATTTTCAAACTGTTTCTAATAACCTGAAATAGCTTGGCTGCATTTTTCTTGACGATTCTCTTCGTAACCAATTAAAGAAAATATCAAGTTCACTGTATCACCCTTATTGTCTGGCAGTTTTATCAAGAAATCTATAATACTTGATGCTTGATCCTTTGTAAGGTTTTGCCAATTTTCCAAATTTTCACAGCCAACAATTTTAAATTGTTTTGTAATTTCAGGTAAGAAAAACGGAAACAGCCCATTATCGTCACTTTTTAGTTTAAAAAGTAAATGCGCCATGTAGCGTTTTTGTTTGTCTGTGGCTAAATAATCACTCATAAAAACTCTCCAACTCTAATAAGGAATTTCATCATCTAAAACGTGTTCTTGTGGCGACTTTTCCGCATTTTGCAAAGCCTCAATAATTTTAGACGCTGTGAATGATGTCATAGAATTCCACTGATCTATGGTCATAATTTTAAAGTCTGCTTTGATTTTAGTCGTTACATCTGGGGGCAGCTTTTTCCCAAGGATAGAGATCATGCCCTTTTGCTTATCGCTTGCCAGCTTAGGACCATCTCCCGTGTCGCCAGAAGACGGTGCTGGCTTGCGATAGTCTGTCTTGGGCGTCATTCCGCCCGTAGGTGCGCTATCATGCTTGTTGGTAACATCAGGGTCAGCGGAACTATCGTCAAGGGCAAACAAGCCTTGCAAAGCATACTTACGGGCATAAGACGAAGAAGCCCCCGTGATTTGCGAAAAATCCATTCCTTTTTTATCCAAAGGATGCCCAGCAAAACCAAAAGATTCAGCAATAACGTCACTCCCTGATTTTAAGGTTGCTTTTGCCTTCACAAAAACATGCCCCCCAATCTCGATAACATCGTCACTAAGCACAATGCTTACGCCCTCAGGCATCACAGACTTAGCCACCGCAAGAATGCCCTCAGCGGTCCTATAATTGTAGTTTCCAAAGGTGTTTTTTTTGTCCTTTGGCGCATGGATGTTTTTTTGTAATTCGTACAAGATATTCATGGTTATTTTCCTTCCATGTAAGCTTCCATGTAAGCGTGATGCTGAATTTCAATTCTACTGCCTTTAGAATAAATCAATTTTCTATGTTTCTCAAAAACAGCAATTAAATCATCAACAAATTCGCTTGTTTCACCAGACAATGGAATACCTAGTTTACATATTGAATACTTGTCACAAGAAACATTGAATTGCATTTTTCTTTTGAAAAACAATACAAACAAATCAAATGAAGAGATTTTTTTTGTTTTGCCTAATAAATCAAATAATTTTTCAACCCCCAATAAAAACACTTGTTCTTGTATATCCCGTTCTAATTCTTTGATTGCTGGCTTTTTTTTCATAATCATGGTTCCTTTGTGTTGATGTGTGTAAACAATACACACAGTGCGATACTAAGTCAACGTTTATTTTATCTGGTTATTGACAAACAGAATCCAGTCTTCGGTTATCATGACTTGTGTAAGGCGGTAGACTTTCCAGCCCATAAACTGCGCTTGATTGTATTTCTCACAGTCCTTTGAGTATCCCACAAGCGTTTGGTGACGGCCCATTTTGTGCGGGTTAATGCCTTCAATCTCGATGGCTATTTTGCTTTTGGGGTGGGCATAGTCAAACCGCCATTTTCTTACTGGGTGAAATTTGTATTCCTTTTCCAGCTTGTGTTTTGAAAGCATTTCCCAGAGATAAAGGAATTTACACTCAAGGCCAGAGGATTCCTCAATGCTTTTGACTTTAGCTGCTTTAGGTAGCTTCTTGCCTTTAAAAAAGGCTTTTGGCAGTCGGATCATTCCACAGGCACCGTTTCAGAATCCACAACCATAGACACCATTTTATCCTTGAGGCGACCATAATCAAAACACACCTTTTGATCGTCCAGCACAATCAGAGACACCAAAGCCAGCACCGTGACAATCAAGACAAAACAGGCGGCTTTAAGAATCATTGTTTTTTTCTGCCTTTTCTTCGTGGAATTGATAGCCCAAAAGAAAAAATTGAATAGCAATAACGAACGGAAACATTAAGCCAAAATAATCTTTGTTTAATAACGAATGTCCCGTAAAAGAAAGCCACGCAAAAAAACACACAAGCAGCACACCAAAAGACAATCTTATTTTAAATACATTACTCATCACATGCCCCATCTATTTCGCTTGCTAACATTCTCAGGTAATTTGAGATTGTTTTTGGGTTTTCCTTGTTTTCAATCCTTTGGGATACCGCTTCCCAAATCAAATCCACAAGGGTGCATTCAAAATGGGCATCAGATTCGTCTGGGAAGGGATGGAACGTGATGACAAAACTGGCTGTGGGAAAGACATTAAAATCAATATCCACTTCAGCGTCGTCTAAAAAATTCTCATCCCTTATCATCAATGAGTGCCAAACGTGTCCACCAAAGAGTCTTCTTTTTGATCCTTTTTGCGCTTCTTGTGAACAAACGTCTGAACAACGCGGTCAGAATCAAGAGCAAGATTCGTACTGTATAAAGACCATCCCTCACTGGCAGCCTTGTTAAGGTACTGGGTTACCTCTTCATCACTAATTTCGTCAACCTCAAAGGGAAAGCTCTTAAACACGAACTCAGACTTTAATTTTGCAATCATAAAAACACTTTCTTTTTGTGTGGGTGTGTGATATACATACCAAATAGACAAAGACTAAGTCAAGAAGAAAAAGGATGTTATGCACAAAACGCTTTTAAGAAGTCGCAGGGAATCGTTGGGTTGGTCAAGAGGTCATGTTCTTGATTTGATGAAAGACTATGGTTTTTCAGGATCGGGTCACAAAATTCTTTTTATCGAAGACCGACGCACAAAAAGTCAGGACGAAGCATTTTTACGTTGCCTTTGTAAAGTATTGGATTTAAATTTCGATGATGTGGCTAGAGAACTTGAGATCGTGCCGGAGAAGATTAAAAAAGCATACTTTGAGGGCAAGATTCAGTATGAGGAAGGTCATTGATCTTTTTGAGTATAAAAAGAAAAAACAAGAGCCTTTAAAAAACGTTCAGGACATAATCCTGAAAAACAACCACCTGAAGACGATAGAGTGTTTATGCCGTGTTGCGCGTTTCCATGCCAACACGGTTGACGATTACAATATCAACGCATCTGTGCATTGCCTAGAGAGCATCAGGCAAGAGATTGACGATCTGCTGGATAGGGTTAAAGAGCAGGGTGGCTGTCTGGTGTTTGACCAATAAAAAAACGGGGCTTCCCATCAACAAAGAAACCCCGTCCAGTTTTAAGTGGCAAGAAACCAAAACCACTTAGGAGCGTTGATGTTGTTATGACACACACACCAACCATTGTCAACGGGTTTACAGGGTTCTGTATTCTGGGTCATAGAGAAGCCCGTCTGTTTTTTCAATTTCCTCTGTGGACCAAACGTATTTGATGTTTGTGCGCCATTTGTTTGGCTCTTCCACAGAAAAATCACTGCAAACATCCAACAATCCACCTAAAAAATCTTCGTACTCATCAGGGGTCAAAAGAAACTCTAACGCGCCCAAATTTACTGTGCCTTCTTGCTCTTTTGAGCGGATACGAAATAGACTTTTAGAAAGTTTGTTCGGATAAAAAACATACGCCATTAAAGTAACATCTTTTCCGATCAAATCCTCATCATCAGAAAGTTCTACGTGTTCCAGTGTATATTGCTCTCTTTCGTACACGTCTGTGCATTCAAAAGGCTTGTTAAAATCTGTTAATGATACCATAAGGGTTTCCTTGTTTGTTGTTGTTTGTATACACTACACAACAAAAGGACTTGTGTCAATGATTATTTTGGCAAACGAAACTCTCTCCAAAACCTATCGTTACTTTCATTGATCTGCTCAAGGCTTCGGTTGGATTCTTGTTTTCTCATAAAATCAAGCATTTCCTGTTGATTTTGCAATTCAGATGTTCTTGCAGCCGACTCACATTCTGCCGTCCACATTGTACTACAGTTTAATGGCATGTAGGTTTGTGGGCTATAGTATTGCGCCATAGCATCGCCTGAAAGCAAAGTGATTAAAATTAAACATTTTTTGACCATGGACCAATCTCCTTTTTGTTTGCATAAACCTTACGAAAAACAGATGCTTTTTTTTCACACTCGGTTAAATCATCACCCGTAAAATGAACCCGCATTGTTCTCTCGATACCGCCAACCACAAACGATTTATAGTCAGCCCGCAGTTTATTTGCCTTCTTTTCAAAGGTTGGCAATTCATCTTTGTGAATCCCTGTGTAGTAGTATGATAAAATCATAATCACATGCTTTCTGTTGTTGGTGGATTTTCAGGGCTTAATGCAAGAATAGATTGCCACCGACCTAACGATATAGGGTGGTTTGTATTCCCCCTAAGTTGTTTTTTACTGGCTTCATAAGGAACAGCTACCCAGCCATCCAAGGATTGCTTCATAGCCTCTCTAAGAACATGGCAAACTTCGTAAAGTGAACTTTCGTCGTAAGAAAGAAGAAGGTGTAAAATATCAGCCACGTCGCTTTTTTTGAGAATACAGGCACCATCAAGTCTATGTAACATTGTTTTTTCCTTTGACTTTCGTTTGTGTTATGTATAACATACACCAACACAATGACAAAATCAAGAGATAAGTTATGCAAAATGATGCGTGGTTAAAGTATAATGATGCGTGTAAGAAAACGATCATTGCGTTTCTCAAGAAATACTATCCTGAAGAATCTTTAGAGACGGTGTATTTTGTTGGGTGGGACGAAAACGATTACACCAATGTTTTTGAATGCTGCGATAGGTACTACAGCATCGATTTTGTCCAAGAATGCCTAAAGCTAGATGCCACGTTTGAAGATATGGATTCATACTATGAGCATGTCCTTCAGTGCGGAATACAAGGTAAGGAAGAGGGCATTAACTTTAAGACGTGGGTGCTGCACCCTGAGAAAAGAAAAACACCTGAACAGCAGCCTTTTACTGCCCAGCAACGGGCAAAGCAGCTTCTTAAACGCTGCCTCCCCGCTCTTGAAGGCGTGACAATGCACGAATCTTTGGTGGCAGAGATTCAAAAAGAAATTAAACATCTTTAAAACCGTTTAAAACTATAAAGGCCACTTGTTAGAGCAAGCGGCCTTAAACGGGATCAGGGAACCTGTCCCACTGACAATCAAACGTGTCAACTGTCAGCGTACAACAGACTTCCCTTTTTGTCAACTTTTTTGTGACTTGTCCACGAATCACAAAATAGTTTGTGACTTGTATTTTGCGTTTCACGAGACACAAAAATGTTTGTGTTGAATAGACTGGGCACAGATGGGAAATCATGGGAATTTGTGGGACCATTCCGAGGATATGCTCGATATGGTTTTATGGGTTGACTTTTCTGCCTGTATAATATACCAACAACATGGGGCTAGGCAGTCGACAGCCGAAAGCCCAATTCTTCCTTCCTCGGGACGGGTTGCCCCAAAAAAGATGGTGACTGCGTAGCGGGTGCCTTCTGTTTCCGGGACAAGGAAATATGTTCCAGCAAAAAATGCCGTGGCTAGAAGGGAAGTAATTAGCCCTTTGAAAAGTTATCGTTCGCCTGCCACGGCATCATTTTGAACGAAATAGAACGAAAGAAACCCCATGAAAAAGAGTTTTATCCTGTATCAGGACTACGAACAGCACATCCAGTTGCTAACGGATGAACAGGCTGGGAAACTTTTAAAAGCCATTTTTTTATACAATCAGGGTCATGATGTGGAAATGGAGCCCATCGTGCAGATGGCATTCAGTTTTATCAAAGTGAACCTTGATAGAGACATGGAAAAATATGAGTCCGTGAAAGAAAGAAACAAGATCAATGGTTTAAAGGGGGGTCGTCCTGTAAAAACAGAGGAACCCAAAGAAACCCAAAATAACCCAGTGGGTTTTTCTGGGTTAGAGTCGGTTAATTTAGAAACCCAAAATAACCCAAAAAAACCTGATACTGATACTGATACTGATACTGATATTTTAAAAAAGAAATCTATAAAGAAAAAAGCGGAATCTGAAACGCCGTTGGATATTCCCAGTTACATCCCCGAAGATTTGCTTTTGGATTTTTTCCAGCATCGCAAGGCCTTGAAAAGGGCCATGTCGCATCGGGCGAAGGAATTGCTCATTAGCAAAATTATAAATCTCTACAACGACGGGAACGATCCTACGAAGTTACTGGAGGCGGCAATAGAGCGCGGATGGCAGACAGTTTACGAAACGAAAGAAACCAAAACCAACGGGAGAAAACACAATGCAGAGACTTGGCACAATGGTAACAACGGCGGTGGATCAGGTGAAGGTGTCTTCTTTGGACACGAAAAGAATCAAAGATTCCCTGCCAAACTCACTGACTACGAACGTAAAATCATCAATGTCAGACGTAATCTCGGCCTTGAGTCCTAAGGGTATTTACGGTTTGAAGTACGATTCAAAAACCAAAACGGAAAGCTTTGATCTGTTGCGAGAGGAGCCTCAAGATGCCGAATGCGTCCAGAAGGCTCTAGGAAGCCTCTACGATGATGTCTTGAGGTTGCAATGGGTGGTGGCAAGCAAAAAGATGTTGACCGATGTCCTTAGTCGTCTGATGGCTTTTAAACACGCATCGAATGGTGAGGCTACCCTTTCCATTTTGATAAACGAGATTGCGGAGGATTTTCATGGGAAGATTTCGGCGCTTTCTCTTTTGGTGGCTTATCAGCAAATCAAGGAATCAAATACGCAGTGGTATCCACAGTATCACGAGATTTCGGAATTGTTTAATACTTTGACAAAAAACAATTCTTGTTTGGAAAAAGAGGTTGTTAAGAGGTTAGAGATTCAGAACATGGCAGCTAAAGATGATGCTTGACGGTGGTTTGTGTTTGTGTTATGCATACACAACAACATGGAGTGAATCATGACTGAAGAGAAAAAACTGCCGACGATGGAAGAATGGTTTGAAGCGAATAAAGAAGACGATGGAATGCTTCAATGTGAACTATCGGACACCGTGCTTTTCCGTTACAAAATGGAAGATTTTATCAGGAATTGTTTTTCACACTTTACAACAAAAACAGAGGCTTTGACATCTGGTATTTCCGATTGGAAACCACTTAAAGTTAAGGTTAAAATTAAGGTTACATTATTTCGAGGAAGAAATAATGATTTAAAATACTCTTCTGAAATTATTGATGTCAGTGAGGATGAATCATGAGAAACCATAAAGCCTGCGTGGAGTTAATAAATTTATATCGTTCGTACATTGATCGAGAGGATCAGGATTTTAGATTGTGGGATGAAGATGATAAAGCCCACGTTATTGAAGGGCCAAATGAGGAAGGTGCTTTTAAAATTCGTTCTGGTCAATACGGGTTTTTCTTTTTAAGTGAGATGGAGAATCCTTTAAAATTGCTTAAAAGTCTTCGGATTGTGCAATTTACCACCGTTGTTGCTAACGGGAAAGTGGTGCCAGTTAAAACAAAAAAAAGAGTGAATCATGAGTGCTAAAATAACAGATGAGCTGTACATGGTAGCATGTGCTTTTGAGGGTAAAGAAATTGGCTCTGATTTTTTTCGTAAAATAATTGACCTTAAGCAAGGAAATGCAGTTTTGGAGGCTGTGGAGGCTATAGAAATTCTTTATGGGGAGTTACGTAGGTTATTTTATACGGCAAATTTAATCCTCGAAAACCACAAATATAGAATTGGGGATGATTATGGAAAATTAGTAGAAGCCATTTATGCAGCAAACCTTGTTCTTAAAAAATATGAACGGGAAAATGAATCATGAGTTGGACTGAACCGCAGCGTAACGATTTGTTTTATCACATAAACCGTATTTGTCGTGTGATGGATATGTATGGCATTGGCACACGTGATCCGAAAAGGGTGTGTGATGCCTTGGAGGATATGTTATCCGCGCGTTTTGCGGGGGATGATGTTGTTGTTGCTGTGAAGGCGATTATCCAAAGAACGGGCAGGATTCCTTTGCCGTCGGAAATTGAGGATTTTATTAAGCAAAAGGAGGAAAGCCATGACGCATAAATACGAAAGAATCTCAAAGGTTATCAAGGAAACCGTTGGGGAGGATTTTGACGATGTTAAACATTGGGATTTTGTGTGTTTTGCGTATGCGATTTTAGAAGAATTTGGTGATAAAGATGAATCGCAAGATTAAAGAATTGTTTGTTTTTATTGAAAAAATGTTTATGTTTCTTTGGTTCGGGGTTACGGCTTTGTATTTTGCTGGTATTCTTTTTGGCTTTGAGAATCGTTCCCTAATAGATTTTGCGCTTTTATTTGGATTTGCTGGGTTTTTTATGTTTTGGGCGAGGCACCAATATGAATCGCATTGAAGTGATAAAGCGATTAAAGGACGTGTTGCCGAAAACAGAGGCGGGGTTTGTGGATATATTTTTAAAGACCCTTGAGGTTGAATCGCGTCCGTCTGAGGGCTTGGTGGTTTTAAGACTCCCTGGGCGGCATTTGGGGAGTGTGATGCAGCTTTATGGGTCGGCATTGGAGAGATGCTTTGAAGAACCCAACGTGTGCATGATGAAGGGAAGCAAGGTTGAATGGATTAAAAAAGAAAAGGATTATGTCTTGCCAAGGAAAGAAACGAAGGCGATGTGGTGGCAGAATTGATGGAACCTTTGGAAGACAGAATTGTCAATGTGATTGATGATTTGTTTGGTCATCGTCGCACAAGATATGGGTATCTATCACCTATGGCTGATGATGATGATTTGTTGGTTTTAGGATTAGAGATTCTTAGGGAATTTGGTGTTCGGAATCCCAAAGAAGACACGCCTTGGATAAAAGAATTTATGCAGGCAGAACAAGCCAGATTGGGAAAAGAGGCGTTGCAATTAAAAAGGGACGATTAAAAACCGTCCCTTTCTCCCTTAGTATTTCCCCAAGCGTTTGATGTCGCGGTCAAGGTCATCTGGCCCGAAGGTGTCCATAGGCTTGATACGGGCAGTATTGTTTTCGCGCAGCACGGCTTGCGAAGGCTCAAGGTACTTCAGAGGCTTCTCAGGCTCGAATTGAGGGATGGTGATAACGCCTGTGATGGTCATGCCAATCATCATCATAATCAAAGCAGACGTGCTTTGCATTTTGATTTGGATGTGGTTGGCGGGGATTATTTGTGATAGTCCCCACATAGCGGCGGCGGCAATAAAGAGGTATTGAAACGGTAACATGGTAGTGGTCTCCTTGTTGGTTGATGTGTGTTTACCATACCAACAAAGGGTTAAAAAATTATTGATTTTCCCGTTCTATTATTTCTTGTTTCATTTCCTTTATTTCTCGTATTACATCCTTGATTTTTTCGTAAGTTTCATAAATTCCCTTAATCTCTTGAGCAATCTGTTTGTCTAATTTGAGTGATTGATAATACAGCACGGCAAATGGAGCACCGATAATGAAGATAGTGAAAGAAATCATAATAAATAAATTCATAAACGTTTCCTTTATTGATTTTCCAGTTCTTTTTTTAGTTTTAAAATCAAAGGTTTTGCTGCATCTGGTAAAGGTTTTCCTGTCATGGATTTAAGGATTGCTCCTTTGAGGAGGTAAATCAGGGTGTAGATTTCGTATTGCATGGGTTTAGTCCAAGATTGAGTAAACGTTTTTTTCGTCGGGTTGTTTTTTGCGTTTCCGTTTCATAAAGAAGTGGATGGAATCGGCAAGGGAGGCTAGGGCAATGCAAAGGCACAGGCTGGCTAGACCAACGCCCACAGGGGCTAGGATCACGGGCAAAGGTAAAGATGTGCCGTCGTCATTTTTAAGCAGGTACAAAAAGCCTGAGCACAGCAGCAAAGACAAAAGGATAAAAAACAGATCAAGGATGATGTAAAAAGATGGGCTTTTCATATTCCCCTCACGATACGTGCTTATAGTGTTCTGTCCATTCATGCGGCATGGACGTTTTAAGCAGCATCAGGTCATGGTTGATGTTCTTGATCTCTGTTCTGCATTCTGCCAGCGTTACGGTTGCCCTGCGGCCTTCTTCGTTGACAAAAAGGGCCTTGTGTCCGTGTTCTTCCATTTGGTCCATGCAGCGCGAATAAAAACCGAGGTCACGTAGTTTTTGGATGTAGATGGTGTTCATGGTTATTCTCCTTTGTTTTCTGTTTTGATTTGCATAATTTCCTTATCTGGGTATTCTTTTTCTGCCTCTTCTCGGGTTGAAAAAACAGGGCAAAACCCTATGCCAAGATTTACTGTACAAAGGGGAGATCCATTCACGAGTAATTGCCTCCATTTATGAACTCCTAAAACTATAAAAAAATCATTAATCATGGTTGGTCTCCTTTGTTGCTTTAATTTTTTCTTCCATTTCAATCTTATCTGCCATTGCCATCGTTGCTATCGCCGTGGAAATAAAAAAAATCATAAAATTAAAAGCAAAAAAAGTAGATACTTCCCGCCAAAAAAAAGAGATTTTTTGTTTTGTCTCAGTCAAATCCCAAAAAAATAAACCGATAGGGCCAACACAAAGAAAGATTATGGCTAAAAGATTTGCCTGATCTGTGGCAAAAAGATACACGGGTAAAGCAAAACTTAAAAAGCCAGATAATATCATTAACCAGTGAAAAAGTCCTCTGTCATATTGTAAATCGTCGTAATTTTTTTGGACGTAATTAAGTAGTTTTTGGATGTAGATGGTGTTCATGGTTATTCTCCTTTTGATTGTTTTATGATGGATTTTGCTTGGATGTCTACGTGTTTAAGTAAAATGTTTAAAAAATCCTGTTGGTTATTTGCCTTTTCTAAAACACCTGTCAAGCCAAAGTCGTTACCAAAAAAAGTGTCGTTATTAGATGTGCCTATACCAAGCTCCCATTGATTGCGCTCGATGGTGTACCCTATTCTAAAACGACAGTTTGGGTATTTTGATCTCAAAAAAGACTGTATTAAGGTGCGTGTCTTGTGAGATTTTAGAAAGTCGCCTTCCATGGTTATGCTCCTTTGATTTGATGGTTAATGATGGGGAATTTAAAGGGGCTATAGGGATTGTATTCTGGCGAGAGGTAAGACGTTTCGGCGTGTTCTTTACCCCATTTGTTGGTTAGGCATGGGCTATTCAGTTTCTGTTGCTCTAGCAGAATACGGGCGGCGAAGGCTTGTAGTTTTGCGCGTTCGTCGGTTTGTCCAAAGATATCATGGATGAGATTGTCAATCATTTGGTAGGTAAGGATGTTATTTTGGTTCATTGGATTGGTCCTTTTGTTTGATAAGATGCTTGATAAGCAGTTCCATAGATTTGGGGATGGGGTATTCGCCGGATTCATAGGATCGGATCGTGCGAACGCATTTCCCCACAAGAGCGCATAGTCTTGTTTGACTGACACCCAAGTGTAGTCTTGCTTGTTTAAATTGCTCGGGTGTCATTTGTGGTGGTTCCTTTGGGTCGTTGGTTCATAGTCGGGATCGAGAAAAAAGTCGGTGTAGGCCTTATAGAGGCCCGATAAAAAGACGGGTTCCATTTCCTTTCTTTTATCGGGTTCTATGTAATACAAGTGGCTTTTTTGGTACACTTCTTTGGTTTCGTGTGGTAATTTAATGACATAGTTTATTCCGGTTTCATCACTAAAATGTATTGTAAATGAATTGTAAACAATACTAGGCAAGGTCCATGTCAAGTGAAATTCAAAACCCCAACTGATTTTAGGATAAAGCGGCTCCCCCGTGCGGCTATGATAATACAGCGGCAAAAGATTGCAGATCACGTCTAAGGTTTCACGCTCTGTTTCAAAAAGATTGCGCTTAAGTTGTGCCTCTAGTGCGTCAAGGCAATGGGTTTTTAAGGGGTTTTCGTCGGTCATGGTTGGCTTCCTTTTGTTGATGATAGATACACAATACGGCAATACTTGCAGGCTGTCAAGGAAGAAATTGCATCATTCAAACGGGGAAATATCCCAGTTGAGCGGCTTCTTTGATAATGCATTGTCCGTAATATTGGGCGGCCTGTCTGCTGACAAATTGCGACGATTCTCTTTTTGTGAACAGGATTTTGCCGTTTGATTTGACAAGGTATCCCAGCACGTATCCGCTGTTGCCTTTGGTGATTTTTAGGGTGATTTTGGGGTTCATGGTTTGGTTTCCTTTAAATAAAGTTTTCGGCAAGAAAACGCTCACCGGAGAGCGGGACGATTTGGGTTAAGCAGTTTATGTCTTCGACGTTCTCAAAGGTGGTGTTGTGGTCTTTGTTAAAGGCCTCAAGGTCATCATAAACGGCCCAGCTGTTTGCAAGGTCCACCACGTCAAAATTGAACGGCGTACCACCTGCCTCTTCGGATTGATCCCAGAGATATTCAGCAATCGCAACGCACGCCTCAAGGTCACAATCCCAAGGATAGAGACGGGATGAGAAAAGTTGCAAGGCGGCTTCGTATTGAGATGGTTGGGTGGTTTGGATAAACATGGTTTGGTTTCCTTTAGTAGGGGATTGGTTTGTTTGTTTCAGGTTTTGGTTTTGTAGATTTTTTGTGAAGGTCCACACGTTCAAAACGGTATTGGTTACGTTTAAAAACGATTCTGTGGCTTTCCACAGAGCTGTTGTCTTTTGTGCGAAGGATTTTATCGCCTTTGATAGCGTAAGCACAAACGGGAGAGCACCAGTGTGATGCAATCGCCTTTAAAAGGTGATCCGGTGTGGATCCTATAGCAAGCAATGTGATGGTTTTTGTTTTTAAAACTGTGGTGGACATGATTTGGTTTCCTTTGTTAGATTGTGTGTTGGTTTAGTGAGAGCCCCAGACGAAAAAGGCTAGGGCAATCACGGATAGGGTTTCAAGAAAAGACATAGTAATGGTTCCTTTTGTTGTGTGTGTTTAGACACAATACAACAAAGGGGTTAAAGAAAGGTTAGGATGGTGTTATCCAATACAGATTTCTTCGCCGTCTATTTCAAGGTCCATTGTTAGATCGTCTCTCCATTCGGAAAACTTTTTAATCATTTCAGCTTTGTCCTTTTTGGATAGGGCAACACAGTACGAATACTGGCGTAACTTGTTTTCTGGGCTTGGTTTTTTAAAAGATATTTGGCCTAAAACATAAACGTTTTCCGCGTTTTGTATGATTTCTAGGGCTTTTTTGATAGGGTAAGGTTTAAATCCTGTCATGGTCTTGGTTTCCTTTGTTGGTTACGCTTGTGTTGTTGTTGTTATATACAGATATACTGCAATTATTGCAGCTTGTCAAGGAAAAAATTGCATCTTTTTTTTAAAAGAGAAACAGAAAAGCACCACAAGGAAACAGACGTAAAAAGGTGTAGTTTTTATTTACTTGACAGTGTGATTTTTGTTTGTTACAAAGCCTCGTGCGCGTAAACTTAATAGCTCAATACCCTGATTGTTTGATAACCTTTAAGATATTCTTAAAACACATACGCCTAGGGGTCTTTAGGGGAGCGGCAGAGAGGCGTTAGCCTATCGGTGAGCATCCCCTATGAAACAAACCCAGCGTTAGCTGGTTCTTAAGGGGAAGTCTGTTCAAAATCTTTGAACGTCTTTTCTTGGGATGATGTGGGGGGATTAACCATCCCCCCTTTTGTTGGTTGTGATTAAGAATTTGCTAAAATGATCTTGTTTGATTCTTGGATTCTTTTTTCGTAAATCTCTATGTCAATAGGGTTGTTGGCTGTTGCCAGTTTATAGTGCAGAGATGGCAAGCCCGTTTTGCAAGCCTCAACCAATGCGGCTATATATTTTTTGTGCCTTTGTTCAGCTTTTATTTTGTTCTTGTGTGCTTTGTCTTCAAAAGCCTTTAAAACGTCAGAATACAAAGGATGGTCGGGGCATACCAATATGCTGTCAGAATCAAAGCAATCAGTCATCAAATCAGTGTCATTTTTAATCGTGAAAAATTCCTCAACTTCTTTGGAGAAGCGGCTAGTGAGATCTGATTTTTTGGATTGTTTGCAAATTTGTATTGATTCATTTTTAACGTCACGAAAATAACAACAGGCTTGGAGTTTCCCGCCGTTGATTTTAATTCCATTGTAAAAGAATTTGATTGTGTTG